ATGCTACCAAGATCGTGACGCCCTCGCGCCTCAAAGTCCTGCTCGACGCCGCCATCGCGGGCATCAATACGGCGATCGGCGCCGTGCGTGCGATCACGGTGACCGGCGCGGGCCTCGCCACCGGCGGCGGTGACCTCAGCGCCAACCGCACTATCACGGTCACAGAAGCTACCGACGCGGACGTCACAGCCGGTACGAGCGCGGCTGCAGTCGTCACGCCACGGCGTCTCGCCCCCGTCAGAACGGCATTGCAGGCCGGTATCGATGCGCTCAAGGCGATCACCATCACCGGCGCGGGCCTTGCGACCGGAGGCGGCGCTTTGACGGCCAACCGCACGATCACCGTGACCGAAGCCACCGCCGCCGAAGTGACCGCAGGCGCCAGTGCCTCCACCGTAATCACCCCGCGCCGTCTCGGCCCCATCACCATGCTGCTGGCGCAGAACGGGTTCATCAGGTTTTTCGGTTTCCAGATGGCTTGGGGCCGGTTCAGCGCGGCGGCCAACACCACCACCCCTGTCGTGTTTACGCAGGAATTTCCCAGCGCCTGCTTCTCAGCGTTGGTCAGCGGGGTCACCAACCTCGGCACCGGATCGCAGGACAACACACCGGCGGTCATCGTCTCCTCGATCACCAAGGTCGGTTTCTCCGTCTTCAACGCCGACGATGAAGACGATGCCACCTGCTACATCGCCGTGGGATACTGACATGGCCAAGATTACCGCTCTGCCTCGCCTTGCGGCTGAAGCCGCGACCGGCAACGAACTGATGCCTGTAGTTCATAGCGGCGAGACCAAGGGCGTCGCCGTCATCGACGTCGTTACCCCCGCCGCCAAGCCGTTCATGGACGGCGCGCAGCTGGCGCGCGATCAGGCCGCCGACCTCGTTCTGCCGAAGAACATCTTCTTCGACCTCTTCCTCGAGGACGCGGAAGCCATGGTTCCCGAAGGGACCATCTTCAAGCTGGTGAACAGCACCACGGGCACGGCCGACGTGCGCCGCCGCGACGCGGTCGGTTCCACCCGGCTCTATACCGAGGCGACGACGACCGCGCTGCGCTCCAACGATCCGCTGTGGGGCGCGGGAATGGTCGGTGCGCCGGGCGCGGGCACGGTGGGCGATCGTCTCGCCGGTAGCGTCACTCCGGAATCCTATGCTTATGGTGCTACCGTGGGCGATGGCACGCTGCGGCTGTTGTCCAGCAAATACGCGACGCTGGTAGAGGCACAGACCGTCTACCCGCATGCGACTTCGCTCGAGCAGTCGATCGACTGGGCTGCGTTCCAGGCGGCGGTGAACTCGGGCCACCTCGTGCGGACCCGCTACGCCGCGAACTACATCTCGACGGACGAGATTACGCCGCCTGCGGGCAAGGCGCTGGTCATTCGCGGCGAGTGCTGGGGCTCGTACAGCACCATCCGCGCGGCGCCGGGCTTCAAGGGCTGGCTCCTGAAGCCAAGCCCCGCCTACGACATTCGCGATCTGCGCGTGATCGGGAACAGCGAGGACGACTGCTTCCTCATCGGCTCGAACGCGAACCTCAAAGCGGGCGGCGCGCGGATCGAGCGCGTCTACATCGCCAACGCCGACATCGGCATCCACTTCGATACGCTGTGGGAGCATCCTTGGGGGCTCTACTACAACCAGATCATCGGCGTGAACTTTCGCACCGGCGGCATCAACCTCGGCGGGGTCACCGGCGATGCCTCGTCGGGCGAGAGCGCGTGGTCGATGGACAACATCAACATCAACGGTTCCCCCGATGGGACCGGCATCGCCGCGACCGATGTTGTCGTAACCGCCAACAGCCCCGACACGACGCACGATCTCGTCACCTGGAACAATGCCGTCACGCCCATCTACGGCTGGTGTGTGATGCGATCGGCCGATGGGGTGACGGGCTGGCATGTACCGCCCAACTGGGCATCGCACGCCTACACCTCGGGATCGTTCAGCGCGCAGAAGAATGCGGGGGAGACTTGGTTCTATGCCCCCGTCCGAATGACGCTCGGGCTCAACATCCGGCGCGGCAAGACGGTCGCGATGGGCGTCGTCCAGTCGGAATACTTCGGCGTCGGCGTGGCCTATCGCAACGGCTTCTCGGCCGCCATCCAGCAGTTCTATGCGGAAACGCGCGACCGGGTGCCGCCGCTGTCGCAATATGCGGGTATCATCGCTTCGGGCGGCAACCTGTCGGTAGGCGGGGGATGGGTCGAGCAGTACGGCTACGGTGCGATTTCCACCAGCAACGGCAATCTCAACATGCTTGGGGGCCGCCTGCGCGCGAACAACTGCAAGTGGGGGCCGGTCGGGATTGGCGGCTCCACCCAGCAGACCATCATTCACGCCATCCTCGACGCCACCGGCACCACGCCCAGCAAGCTGGTGGCACTGGCGGGGTCGGCGTTTGGCTTCATTCGCGCCGGGTATGAGCGGGACAGCGCGGGCACGTCCATGCGCCACTATGTCGACGGGCTGGAGGGCGCGGCCAAAGAGGTGCGCAATCGCGGTACCACGGTGGCCCGCCTCTACGCCAATAGCGCGCGAGAGGGCGTGGTCGAGGCACATCGCGGCTTGTTCACGCTGCCGTCAAAGTCACTGACGCCCCTGCTTGCCAACGTCGCACAGACGACGGTGCTGACGCCCGGTGCCGCCACCGCTTGCCTGACAATCTCGGGCCTCGCGAGCAACACCTTCGCGGGCCTCGTCCTGCGCTACACGATCGGCATTCTCAGCGGCACGGTCAGGCGTCAGACGGTCAGCGGCACCATCGAAATTGCGTTGGTGGAAGCGGCGGGCACCGGCGTCACGGCCGCCATCGTCGCCACGCCTACGGCCAAGGCCATCCAGGCAGCATCGATCGCCAACGACCCCGTGTTCACCGTCTCGGTCAGCGCCGGCGTCGTGACGATCTCCTGCAACCTTGCGACCGCGCTGGCTACGCCCGCCGCCTCGATCGGCTTCAACTTCGTTTCGGTCGAGGGCAGCGGCGGCGCCGCGCTCTCGGTCACTCAGCTCTAACCATCATCGGAGTGCAAGCATGCCCGAAGAAGAAAACCTCGTCCTCGTCGACCACATCCAGAACGCTCTGAACGCCGCGTGCAACGCGGGTGACGATGCGCTCTCCAGCCTGCTGGAACAGGCGCTCATTCTGGCAAGTGCCCCAAGCCCGGCGGCTGAGGCCGAAAGCTGACGATATCGGCGCTTCACGGCGCCGCTCGGCCCCTATACGGAAGGGGGCCTCGGATGTTCCCGCATCTCGAAACCAGCGAGCCTGCACTCGCACTCAACGGGCAGCGCGCCTGCCCCGTTCAAGTACCCTTCCGCGCTCAGGCGCGGGAGGGCACATCATGCAGGAAATCCAACATGTCTACCCCTTTTGTTCTCGTATCCCCCACCGCGCCAGTCGCCGGCTACATTGGCGGAAAGCGCAACCTTTCCAAGCGCATCTGCGCCATCATCGAACGCACGCCGCACTCCAGCTATGCGGAGCCTTTCGTGGGCATGGGCGGCATCTTTCTGCGTCGCCGCAGCCGCCCGCGCGCAGAGGCGATCAACGACATTTCCGGTGACGTCGTGGGCCTGTTCCGCTGCCTTGCCGAACACTACCCCTACCTCGTCGATATGCTGCGCTTTCGCGTGACGAGCCGGGCCGAATTCGAGCGGCTGCTCGGGCAGGATCCCGATCGCCTGACCGACCTACAGCGCGCCGTGCGATTCCTTTACGTCCAGCGCCTGGCATTCGGTGGAAAGGTCTCCGGCCGTTCCTTCGGCGTGGACGCGTCTAGCCCTGCTCGCTTCGATGTAGGGAAGCTGGAGCCGATGCTGGCGGATCTCCATGACCGCCTGCAGTCGGTCGTCATCGAGCGCCTACCCTATGCGGACTTCATCCGCCGCTATGACCGGGAAGGCGCGCTGTTCTACCTCGATCCGCCATATTGGGCCCGCGAGACGGACTACGGCAAGGACGTGTTCACCCGCGATGACTTCGCCGCGCTCGCCGAGCAGCTTGCGGGCATCAAGGGCAAGTTCCTCATGTCGCTCAACGACAACGAGGGCGTGCGCGACACCTTCCGGGATTTCAAGGTGGCGGCGATCGACACGACGTATACGGTGGGTGCGGCATCGCGCCCGGCGCGCGAGGTGCTGATCAGCAATTATGCGCTGCCGGCGAACGAGAACTGAGGCAAACGTCCTTTTCCTTGCTGCCAGCTGGGCTGGTCAATCCTGATCGCTCAGCACAGCCACCAAATTTGAACAATATAATGCGCATTTCTGTTTCTTAATGAGCAATACCTGTAATTAGAATGTCGAGTTATTTTTTTCCGATCATCAAAATTTGCTGTACGATACGGGCATAATCTTTCTCAATAAATATGATAACAAGTGAACATATCTGTTGTTATTAAATCTATTGCTCATCTGGAAAGCTTATAAATGTTGGACATGGACGCACCCACGCTTGAAATTGCCCAGACGGTAGCACGCTGTATCGCCGAACAACTTGAACGTAGCGAAATGGGCAACGTCACCTTGCCTCGGGAAATGGCTGAGTTGGCGCTCGCTTTCACGAACGCAGCGATCGAAAGCCTCCAGAGCTCTCCTTGTGACATTAGAAAGTCGCTGAACTGACAGATGCCCACTGTCCTTTGCCCTGAACAGTGACTGAGCACTTCCAGTCTGGGACGATTCGATTTCGGCTATAGCTACTGGGCATGAGACTGGGCGCGGAAAAATACTTAACTTAAGTTATGAAAATCGATGAAGTGTTCACTAGTGAAACTTCTTGTTTGAAAAATTTACGTCAGAAAGAGGCAATGCAATCGTTGCTATAGGCGATTTCACCATATCATTTGCATTATGAAACTGCTTACCTCCTTTATAAGTCAGTTAATAAAAGGGGGTAATAATGATGCGCTTTACTAATGATGGACCGGTTTTGACCAGACGAGAAGTTGAGGTCGTCCGCCTCGTCGCTGCTGGATATTCGGCAAAGGAGGCGGCCCTGAACCTGCAAATCGCGCCATGCACAGTAGAGCGACATATCGAAAACGTTCGGTTGAAAACCCGGGCACGCAATCGTGCTCAAATGATCGCGCACGTTGTATCGGGCGGTCTGATCTAAACCCGATCGCTGATTGCGTTCAGGGGCGCACGCCGATCCATGGTCCTGCACAGACAAAGGTGAGGTTAGGTCCCCTGATAAAATGCGCGGGGCTGCATTTCGCTAATCGCTCAGCGAAATGCAGCCCCGCGAAAGTACCTGATCCTCGCGCCATGGTCCCACCATGGCGCGCACTGCAGATCCCGAACAGCTTACCGGCGAACTGATCCAGCTCGGCACCGTGGCCTCTGTCGACCACGGTGCCGCGACCTGTACTGTCGAGATCGGCGATCTCACGACGGGCGACCTGCCGTGGCTTGCATGGCGCTCTGGCCGCGTGAAGGTTTGGGCTCCGCCTTCTTTCGGCGAACAGTGCGCTGTGCTTTCGCCAGAGGGCGACTTGGCCAATGGCTTGGTCCTGCCGGGCCTTTGGTCCGATGCCAACCCCGCGCCATCTTCCGATCCCGACCTGTTCCTGATCGTCTTCGACGACGGGGCGGAGATCTCGTACCACTTCGCCACGCACAAGCTGACCGTCAACCTTCCTGCCGGCGGCAGGGCTGACGTAACCGCACCCGGCGGCCTGACGATCAACGCAGACGTCACGATCAACGGCAATGTCACGATCGACGGCAAGGCCGAAGCTTCGGAAGACGTCATTGGCGGCGGCATCAGCCTGAAGAGCCACAAGCACACCGGTGTTGCGGCCGGCGGCGCCCAGACCGGGGCGCCCATCTGATGGCCAGCATGTCCCGCTCGACCGGCGCCGCGATCGACGGCCTTGCCAGCATCAAGGAATCGCTGGACGACATCGTCAAGACGCCGATCGGCACCCGCGTGGGCCGCCGTGAGTACGGCTCGCAGGTTCCTGACCTGATCGACAAGCCCATGGATGCGCCGAACATCCTGCGGATTTATGCCGCCAGTGCGCTCGCAATCACTCGCTGGGAAGATCGCGTTCGCCTGCGCCGCGTCACCCTGACCGCCGGCGCCACCCCCGGCGCTGCCACCCTCAACATCATCGCCGACCGTACGGACACCGCTTCTGCGGCGGCGCGCGTCAGCCTCGCTCTGTCTCTCTAGCCCCAAGGATCTGCCGATGCCCTTCAAGCATGGAATCACCGTTACCGAGATCGTCGAAGGCGCACGCACGCTGACGGCGGTTTCCACTTCGATCATCGGCCTCGTCGCCACCGCCTCGGACGCCAGCGCCGCCGTCTTCCCGCTCGACCGTCCCGCGCTCATTACCGACGTCGAGACCGCGATCGGCAGCGCCGGTGTCGAAGGCACGCTCGCGAAAGCCCTGCGCGCCATCGCCGACCTGACGCGCCCGATCGTCGTTGTCGTGCGCGTCGAGGAAGGCGCGGATGCAGCCGCGACCGCCAGCAACGTCATCGGCACCACTACTGCCGACGGGCAGAAGACCGGCATGCAGGCGCTGCTGGCCGCGCAGGCACAGCTGGGCGTTAAGCCTAAAATCCTCGGCACCCCCGGCCTCGAAACGCAGGCCGTCACCACCGCGCTTACCGTGGTCGCCCAGAAGCTACGCGGCTTCGCCTATGCCCGCGCGATCGGTGAGAACGTCGCAGCCGTCACCGCCTACCGGGCAAACTTCAGTGCCCGCGAACTGATGCTGCTGATGCCCGATTTCCTTGCGTGGGATACCACGGCTAATGCTGCGGTGCCGCGCTACGCCGCTGCCAGCGCCATGGGCCTTCGCGCGCTGATCGACACCCAGACGGGTCCGCACAAGACGCTGTCGAACGTCGCTGTCAGCGGTATTTTCGGGCTCACCAAGGACATCCACTGGGACATCGAGGATGCGTCGAGCGAAGCCGGGGTGCTCAATGCCTCGCAGGTGACCGCGCTGGTGCGCACTGATAGTGGCTATCGCTTCTGGGGCAACCGCACCACGGCCGAGGACGAAAGCCCGTTCGTGTTCGAAAGCACCACGCGCGTCGCGCAGCTGCTCGCCGACACCATCGTGAACGGCATGCTGTGGGCTATCGACAAGCCGCTGACGCCCAGCCTCGCGAAGGACATCATCGAGACGATCAACGGCCTCTTCCGCCAGCTGAAGGCGGGCGGCGTGATCCTTGGCGCCAATGCCTGGTACAACGAGGCGAACAACGACGTCACCGCCCTCAAGGCGGGCAAGCTGCGGATCGAATACGACTACACCGTGCCGCCGCCACTCGAAGACCTCGGCTTCAACCAGCGCATTACCGACAGCTACTTCGCCGACTTCTCGGCGCAGCTGTCGGCCGACGCCTGATCCGGCCCGCCTCTCCCTCTCATACGATCATAGGAGCCCGCCATGGGAATGCCCCGCACCCTTAAGGACATGATGATGTTCAACGAAGGCGAAGCCTATCAGGGCGACGCCAAGACTGTGACCCTGCCCACCCTGACCCGCAAGATGGAGGGCTATCGTGGCGCCGGCATGAGCGGCGAAGTGCAGATGGATATGGGGCACGAGGCGATGGAAGCATCCTTCGTCTGCGGCGGCCCTATGCGGCAGATCCTGCGCCAGTGGGGCACCCCCACGGTGGACGGCGTCTACATCCGCTTCGCCGGCAACTATCAGGCCGACGACACCGCCGACGTCGATCACATCGAAGTCATCATGCGCGGCCGCTTCTCGGAAATCGAGATGGGCGATCAGGAGGTGGGCGAGGCCAGCGAGTTCACCACGACCATGGCGGTCGCCTACCTCAAGATTGTCTGGAACGGCCGAACCGAGATCGAGATCGACCCGCTGGGTATGATCGAGGTGGTCGATGGCGTCGATCTTCTGGCCGAGCGCCGCGCCCTGATGGGCCTGTTCTGATCCTCCCGGCCCGGCCGCGCGCCGGGCCGCCTCCTTTTTCCCTAATTCCCGGAGTTCATCACCATGACCGATACCCCCGAAGCCCACCGCGACGTCGCCGTCGTCACGCTCGATACCCCGATCGTGCGCGGCGAGCAGACGATCGGCTTCCTCGAACTGCGTAGGCCCAAGGGCCGCGCTCTCAAGGGCATCTCGCTCGTCGACCTCGGCCAGCTGAAGGCCGACGCGCTGCACGTGATCCTGCCGCGTATCACCAACCCCACCATCAGCCCGGCCGAGGCCATGGACCTCGACACGGCTGACCTGCTCGCCTGCGGCGTGGAGATCGGCGGTTTTTTGCTGCAGAAGTCGCATCGCACGGATGTCCTCGCACAGTAGATGACGCGATGGCGGATCTGGCGGCCGTGTTCCACTGGCCGCCCGGTGCGATGGACGAGATGGACCTCTCCGAAATCATGTCTTGGCGCGCGCAGGCCGCGCGCCGCTCGCAGCCCCCTGACAAACCCGGAAAGAAGTAATGGCGGACAGGAACCTTCGTCTTCAGGTCATCCTTGAGGGGCTCGATAAGCTGACCGCGCCCCTCAAGTCGATCACCGGCGCGTCATCCGCCGCGCGCCGGGATCTGGCGAAGACGGCCGAGGAACTCCAGCACCTCGACAAGGTGCAGAAGCAGATCGGCAGCTTCAAGGTGAAGGAGGCCGCGTTCGGCGCCGACACCCGCAAGCTGCAGGAGACCAACACCCGGCTTGCGGATCTGCGCGCGCAGATGGACGCCGCCGACAAACCGACCAAGGCGCTGGCGAAAGACTTCGCCCAGGCAGAGCGGCAGGCCGCCGCGCTGACCGCGCGCCTCGATGCCGGCGGCGCCAAACTGCAGCAGCTCTCCGCCAAGCTGTCGGCCGCCGGCATCGACGTTGCGGATCTCGCACGGCACGAGGATCGCCTGTCCGAGCGTACCGAACAGGCGAACCGCGCCCTGCGCCAGCAGACCGCCCAGCTGGAGCGGGTGAACAAGGCCAAGCGCAACTCCGACAAGCTCAACGATATGAGCACCAAGGCGACCGGCATGGGGCTCGGCATGGTCGGCGCCGGCATCGCCACCGCCGCGCCTGTCGTCGGCGCGGTGAAGCAGGCGATGACGTTGGAGAGCGCCATGGCCGACGTCTCCAAGGTCACCAACATGACCTCGCCGCAGATCCAGCAGATGTCGAATGACTTCGTCGACATGAGCGAGAAGATCCCGATGGCCGCCGACGAGCTGGCGACGATCGCCGCCGCTGCCGGTGCCGCCGGTGTGGGCATGGACAAAGTGGGCAAGCCGATGGCCAATCAGCGCCAGCAACTGCTGGAGTTCACCAACGACGCGGCCGAGATGGGTGTGGCCTTCGACATGACCGCCGATCAGGCGGGCGAGACGATGGCGAAGTGGCGAACCGCGTTCGAACTGCCGCAGGCGGGCGTGCGAGCGCTGGGCGACGGCGTCAACGCGCTCACCAACCGCTTCGGCGGCAAGGCCGCGAACGTCACGGACATCATCACTCGCATCGGCCCGCTGGGCAAGGTGGCGGGCCTTGCCGCGCCCGAGATCGCCGCGCTTGGCTCGACGCTCGATTCCATCGGCATCCCGAGCGAGGTTGCCGCAACCGGCATCAAGAACACGATGCTGGCGCTTACCAAGGGCGAGGCGGCGACGAAGAGCCAGCAGGCCGCTTTCGATGCGCTTGGGCTCAGCGCCACCGACGTCGCCAAGCGTATGCAGACTGACGCGGCCGGGGCGATCACCGACGTGATGAGCCGCATCGGCAAGCTGGACGCGGACAAGCAGTCCGGGATCCTGACCCAGCTGTTCGGCTCGGAAAGCGTCGCCGCAATCGCGCCGATGCTCACCAACCTCGACGGTCTGCAGAAGCGGCTCGCACTGGTGCGGGATACCAGCAAGACGGCCAGCTCGATGCACGGCGAGTTCCTCAACCGCATTGCCACTACCGAAGGCGCGGTTGGTCTCGCCGGCAACGCCCTGTCGGGCCTCAACATCACGATGGGCAAGGCGCTGCTGCCCACCGTCGTCAAGGTCGCGGGCATGGTGCAGTCCGCCGCCAGCGCCTTTCGCGGGTGGGCGCAGGAGAACCCGGTGCTGGCCAAGGGCATCATGCTGTTCCTCGGCATCGGCGCCGGGTTGCTTATCCTGCTGGGCGGCATCGCGCTGGCCTTCGCGGCGTTGACCGCCGCCGCCGCGCCGCTCGGCATCGCGCTGCTGCCGTTGCTCGGCATCGTCGCGGCTATCGCCGCAGTCGCCGCAGCCGCATATCTGATCTACGCTAATTGGGGCGCGATCACCGCGTGGTTCGGTTCGCTGTGGGAGCAGATCAAGGCGTTGTTCGCCGGTGCCTTGGCCTTCATCGTCAAGGCCTTCCTCGGCTTCACGCCGCTCGGCCTGATGATCCAGGCATTCGCGCCGGTGCTCGGCTACCTGCGCTCGCTCAATTTCACGGAGATCGGGCGGAACCTCATACAGGGGCTGATCAACGGTATCGTCGGCATGCTCGGCAACCTCAAGTCTACGGTGATGGGCGCCGCCAGCGCCGTCGCGAACTGGTTCAAGGCGAAGCTGGGTATCCACTCGCCCTCTCGCGTCTTTGCTGGCCTCGGCGGCTTCGTCATGGCCGGGCTCGATCAGGGCCTTGCCGCGAACACGTCGGGGCCGCTGTCGCGCATCACCGATCTGTCGGGGCAGATGACCCGCGCACTCGCTGTTGGCGCGGGTGCTGGCACCATCGCAGCTGCCGGCATCGCCGCGCCTGCCGCCGCGCAGAGTGCGGCCGGCAGGATCGGTGCCGCCGCCGCAGCGGGCAACACCTATCAAATCCACATCCATGTCGGCGCTGGCGGCAGCGCGCAGGACATCGCGGAGGAAGTTCGCCGGGCGATCGAGAAGATCGAGCGTGAACGACGAGGCCGCGGCTTCGGTGATGACGGCAACTGAGGACGACAACGATGCACCTGATGGCCCTCGGCATGTTCCTGTTCGAACTCGGCACGCTCCCGTTCGATGAACTGCAGCACAAGATGGACTGGCGCCACGCCCGCGCGCCGCGCATTGGCGCCCGCGATGCGACGCAGTTCGTCGGCCCCGGCGACGAAACCGTCACGCTGTCCGGTGCCGTCTACACAGAACTTTCGGACGGCGCGGTATCGCTGGAGGATCTGCGCATCATGGCGGCAACGGGCGAAGCATGGCCGCTGGTCTCCGGCAGCGGCCGGGTCTACGGCAATTTCGTCATCACCGCGATCGACGAGCGCCAGACCTACCTTATGGCGGATGGTTCACCGCGCCGGATCGACTTTGGTATCGACCTGCTCGGGGTGGATGATCCCGCCGCCGTCACCAGCGAGGCGGCCGGGGCATGAGCTATGCCGTCAACAACATCCCCGACTGGCGCGTGACACTCGACGGCGTCGATCTGTCCGATCGCATCCGTCCCCGCCTCGTCTCGCTTACTCTCTCGGAAAAGCGCGGGGACGAGGCCGATCAGCTGGATATCGTGCTGAGCGATCATGACGGCATGCTGGCGATCCCGCCCGAGGGCGTCGTCCTGCGTCTGCAGCTGGGCTGGCTGCAGGGCCGCGACGTCACGCCGGGCCTGATCGACAAGGGCAGCTTCAAGGTGGACGATGTCGGCCACAGCGGCCCGCCCGATCAGATCACCATCCGTGCCAGGGCGGCAGACTTCACCAGCGAGATCCGCAATCGCCGGTCGCAAAGCTGGTCGAACACGACGCTCGGCGCCGTGCTGCAGGAGGTTGCCGGGCGCAACGGCCTTACGGCTCGTATCTCGCCCGCTCTGGCGTCGATCGCGCTGCCGACCATCAGTCAGAGCCGGGAAAGCGATGTCGCGTTCCTGCGCCGCCTAGGACGGGAAAACGACGCTGCCGCAACGGTCAAGGACAAGCACCTTGTCTTCGTGCCCAAGGGGGCCGGGCAAACCAGCACCGGCATTGCTCTTCCTGGCCTTACGATCCGCAGGCGCGACGGCGATCGGCACAACTGGCAGCGGCAGAAGCGCGACGGGCAGGAAGGCGTCACCGCCAGCTGGCACGACAAGAAGGCAGCCAAGCGAAAGACCGTCACGGTCGGGAAGTCAGATGGGGCAAAGAAGCTGCGCAAGGTCTACCCGGATGAGGCTACAGCAAAGCGCGCAGCGACGGCAGAAACGGCCCGTCTGAAGCGCGCACCCGAGACTTTCGACATGACCCTCGCGCTTGGCCGAGCAGATGTCTACCCTGAAGCCCGCGTCACGGTCAGCGGGTTCAAAGCCGGTATCGGCGGGACGACGTGGCTAGTTTCCGAGGTGATCCACCGCCTGGACAAAGGCGGCGGGTTTCGGACCGATCTGAGAATGGAGAGAGCGACGACCATTTAGTCACGATCCGCCAACGGTGCAGTGTTCCGATAGCACACCAGAGGACAGTGGCACATTTGGCGCTTGTGCGCCCTAGTCGGTCGTTGGAAGCCCGATCCGGCGCGCTTGGCAGCGGACCGACCGCTCTCCCTCGCCGAGCATGTTCACGAGCGGCGCCAAGGGGTGGTTAGCTGCCGTTGGCCGTTGAGGACGCAATGACTTCCGCGATCTTCAAGATCGGCCCGCCCGTGTAGTGGCAGTAACCGAGCACCATCATCGCACGCGGCCACTCAGTTTCACATTGTCCGATGATGCCGACCATCGTGTAGCGCGCAGCACGTTGAGGAGCATGCTCAAGAACCTCCTCGCGGGCGTAGATGCCAATGCGATGACCACGGAGTGACCTATCAAAGTTTGATCCATCAGCGTTGCCTTGGCTCGCACGCTTAAAGAGGGCGCGGCCTGCCCAGAAACCTTGGACCGCCACACAGGTGCCGTTCAGCCCTTCACCTCGCCGCAGCACGTCGTCGAACGTGAGATGGATGGCATTCGCGCGATTGCATTTCGCCGGATCAGACCACGCCCCGAGTATCACGTCCTCTGAGTTGTCAGCCGGGTTGCCGACCGTCTGCGCGGTAGCGGTTGTCGCGAATACCGCAGCGGCGGCTACCATAAGAAAGCGAGCGTGCATGGTTCTAACTACCACGTGTCCCCATGTCCGCAACGGGGCGTCTGCGGAAATTCTGCCATGCGCCCATTGTCGCCGACCAAGTGCCTTTCTCGCGCGCCCGTAAGCGGTCATTCATTCGTTCAGATCGCGCCGAGCCAACGGCAGCAAGAAAAATTGCCGGTCGGCCATCGCCCCATCCCGGATGCGGGGCGCCACGCCCTCAGCGACCCTCCGGCAGATAACGCGGTGTATGTAAATGCATGATAAAACGAAAGCAGATTCAGTTTTTCTATTTTGAAGCCTTATTAACTAAAACAGCCACTTCAGTGCTTGGCTCATTTTGCTCGAATAACTGCGCGTCCGGTCTTCGGTAAGGATAATCCGACCACATTAAAGACGCTTCGCTCTGTTCTTTAATGGAAAATATAACTGAAGAATTTGCTTGTCCTAGCAGATTTCCATGAGGGATTATTGTTGGTATACCAAAAGTTACCTCTCGAATGCCTTTCAGCACAGTCGGATAAGATAGTCTTAATTCGCGACGGCTTTGGTCCATGAACATTTCTTCATACTGACCATTCAGATTATAAAGGCGGGTTTGCATCCACCACGTCTTTGGAAAAAAGCTCTTAGCATCAGCAGAAAAGGCTGCTTGCCGCAGCTGCATTTCACATATCATCATCTTTTCTAAGGATGGAAATTTATCTGGTGCTCTGTAATGGTCGAGGCCATTACGCACCAGCGCTAATTCTGAACGAAGAAAGGCTGACGCCACTTCAGAGTAACCGCTTACATAGTTACGGAGTTCTGATTGATCACAATTTGCCCAAAAGGGCATGTTATGGAATGGAAATAAATTATCATCTTCGGATGAATAATGGGGGTAATGAGACGGCGGCCTACTAACCATTTCTTGGTTTTGGGCAAAAAGGCTCTCAAGCCATTTGACTGAAGCTGCCAGGTAAGACAGCAAAACTCCCAAGGTGTTCGATCCCGAGCTATTCCACAATATATCATCCGACACTGCGATTACGCTACCTACCGCCGCAATCGCCTCTTTAGGCTCATAGATGAACTTCCCTTCGAAGTGATCTTTACTGAAAAGCCAGACATTATAAGAGATCATTATCTCTAGAAAATTCTCAAGATGTACAAACAAATTTACGCCGGAAGAACGGATTTTTTCTCTCGTCAATTCGCTGAATGGGTGCGACTGTTGCGATAATTCATCCCTGAAGATGTCAAGGTTTCGCACCAGGTTCTGGTATTCCTTTCCATACCGTGGAACATCAAAGCCAAATTTCCAAAGCAGACGATCGCATAAATGAGCAGCATCTTCATCATCGTGCAATTCTATAATTAAAATATCTTTTATGAATTGCGTGATGTCGCTGCTGCATAAAATCAATTCATTTACTGCTTCGCGAGGGGATCTGCTGTTTAGATATTGCAAGACCATTCCCGGCGTTGCTGGCCCCGCAGCCTTCAGGGCCCGCCACGAT